GGATAAATTCTTCTCGTAACTCTGGAAGCGAATCATTGTCATACTGATCGTACCAACTTTCACTTGCTAACATTTTACGTAACTTTGAAAGTTCGTCATCATCTTGTTCTGTCTGGACGGGTGTAGGTGCGGGTGCGTGTGCAGTGTGTTTCTTACAAAACTTTGTTCCAACTACACATTTATTACGACATGCTGTACCCTTTGCTGTTATACCTTCACAATGGTGGACTGGATTAAGAAACTTCTTCAATTGTGCGACTTCATCACGCAACACTTGAACAAGCTCTGTAACTTTTTGAAGCTCTTCTGGAGACATTTTTGGTTTATTGATTACACTAACTAACTTAGGTTATTCTTTTACGCTGTCGGACAACATTTGTATTCATACTTAATATCTTGTTCATTCGCATCATTAATCAGTTTGATGTTAGTGATACCCTTTCCAGTAGGACACACCAAGTTCATCTTGTCTTGTGCAAGAGCATCAATATTATCAGCCGGATTAGTAGGTTGCGTAGTCTTAGTTTCACATCTGTTCATGTCAAGAGGTGTGGGCAAACAAGAATAGGAGTAAGCAATTTGCCCTTCTTCTTCCAAGTTTTGGTAAAGAAGTTGAGCACCCTTGATAAGTTTGTCACCACAGTCAATTGGTTGACCAGTCAACGCAGTAACTTTACCGCTTTCCGCAGTAGTTTCCGGGTTAACATTGGTAATGATATCACCACTTGTATCGATACCCTTCATACATTTAAAATCATATCTGTATTGATCTCCATCTTTCACAAGTGACAGACCAGCCACACCACCTTCTTCACATTCAACAGTGTGATCGGTCAGAACCATGGTTGTAGCACCGACGAAACCTTCAACTTCAGAAAGACCAGTTTCGTCAGTCTTATGCGTTGTAATATAGAACTGACTCGGTTCAATCATAAAGACAGATGCTTCATCTTTGTCTTTCGTAGTCAAAATTTGGCTACCCTGGACCTTGATGAAATATTTTCCGGTACGATCAGAAATTCTATAAGAATCACCAGACTTTTGCAATTTAAGTCTAGACGTCGCATCCTTGCTGTTTGTCAGCTGAACAACACTCGGGGTAATTCGAATAACTCTATCCGGAACAGCAGAAGCACCAGAACTCACAAGGTAGAAATAACCAGCTCTGTCAGCCTCTTCAAAGTTCCACTTAGCAGCCTGATCGGTATTTCTGTAACCGGTAACCATCAAAGTTCCATCATTCTTGACCTTCAACATCTTCTGGTATTTTTCTTCATGAATCCACCCATTCACAATGCTAAAAGTCTCTTCTTCAGGAGTTTCATCTTCCTTTTCATCATCATCTGGAGGTTCGTAAACAGGCGGGGTAACGGAAGGCGCCTTTTCTTCTTCCGTCGTGGAGAAGTATATAACTGCTCCAACAACTATCAACAAAATAAGGACAATTAATCCGATCACGACACCGCTCATGATTTAGTATATCATAATATTTTTATTCAAAGACGAATTCTCGTTACTGAATCAAGTATACACAAAAAGTTACCGAAGAGAGCCACTTTTGTATAATGTCTTCTCTGTTCATCCTGTAAGAAACATCCAAAATTATTCCAGTGTGCAAATAACAGCCTTGCAAAGAGAGTCAGACTCGATTGAGTCAGTCGGCACTGGGTTTAGCAGGCTTCGGGCAGCATCTATACTCTATGTTACCATCACCGTCGTATTTCCATTGAGTCAATAGCTTATTTGCTGGACATTTAACTTCGTTACCTTTCCATGTGCCAACGTGTGGATGTCTAGAATAACCACTCGCTGACAACGATTCACAACTGTTTGCATCTGATGTCTCTGCAGTTGTACATTGGTACTGAACTCTCATACTTCTACTCCACTGATCAAGTCTCCACTGTTTCAAGAAATTGTCACCACAATTTATATCATGTCGGTCAATGTAGTACATGTCATTTCTACCTTTCTTTTCTCCTGAAGCGTTAACACCTGTCTGTTTAGATGATGTTCCACTCAGAACAGTTGAATTTAGACATGTAAAAGAATTGTTAACCTGACTACCCACTTTGTTAAATTTAAATGAAGACAAAGCACCCGATGGGCAATTAACATTATGTCGACCACCGTACGACTTGGGCCCACCATCAGATGCGTAGTTTGTGTTACCTCGACTTGTATTGTAAGCCATAATGTCTCCACCACCCTCTTTATATTCTTTCAATCTGTATGCTTTGTGCTGACTGTTAATTTCGCCGGTCGTGCCATCAATTGTGGGATATAATTTGCAGTAACTACCGTCATCACTCAGGAAACCTTGGCACTTTTCACTCTCATTTGGCATATCAACTTCATCGTTAAAACATATCTTCGCACACTCCGCAGCATTTGTTGCTGAAGTAACAACCCCATTACCAGAAAATCTGTCTCGATTTCTATTAAAGTAGTCCAGGTAGTCCAGGTTTGGATCAGCAGCATCATCGTCAACGGGTGCATCTGGTATCAGGCCATCACCATCTGTAGAATCGCCTGACAAGTCTGACACGTCTGAAGACTCTTCACTGCTTTCTTTGATATCTCCCGACACAACAGCTTTGACGTCTTTTATTCCAAAATTAGTACATTTTTTAATATCAAACTCTGACGTTTTCAATGTTCCATCGCTACAAGCATAGAAAACACCACCACCCAATGCAGATGAACACAGGGAAGATAAACACGCGATAAACAAAAATATTATTAACGTGACAGCTTGTCGTGCCATTCCTATTTTTAGGTTATATTTTTTTTACATCCTGAGTACTTCAAAGTGAATTTCCGGTAAAGCCTCCATCAAAATGTTCCCGTGTGTTTTACATAATTCACAATCACCGTGATAAGATGTGTCGATAGGATGATTGTGGATTGGTATACACTTAACTTCTTTAGTTCGCTTGATTCTCTTTTTAGGTTTTTCTTGTTCTTCAGTTGGTTTCAATGATCTGACAATGTCAATGAGTGATTGTATCTCTTCGATGATTGAATTCATATAGCTGTCAATGTAGTACCTTTGAGGTAAAATGATCTTTTTTCGTAACTTGGTAGTGTGCTGTCACTTAGGTTACCCTTTGGATACAATCTACAATAGATACGGTCGTCGTCTGATTCTATATCTTTAAATTCGGATGTAAATCCACCGCACTCTAGACTACTAGGACCGACTGGTACTTGTTGTTCGTAACATATCTTTGCACATTCGCCCAATGTCCGAGCAGATATATCACTATATCCCGTTCCGTATAGTCTCGTGTCCATTTCATTAAATTCTGAAACAAAATTGTAATCCACATCTTCTTTATCATCTTCGCCATTCGTGGAGGTTGACTTTACAAATAAATTATCATCTTTTACTTCAACTTTAGTTTGTGTTTGTGTTTTAGGCTTTTCAGCTTCTGGAAAAAAGGAAAAACACTTATCAAATGTAAAATCACCTGATATTAATGTGGTGTCTGTACACTTGTACAACAAAGCCCACCCTAATACAACTGTACTAAAAAGTATTGTGATTACAGTGGCTATGAGACTAATATCTTCCCCTGTTGCCATACTTATGAGTATATTACATTTTATTTATTGAATCATGATACGTTCGCGGTCCAAGAGAGTTATGTTTGCAAGTTCAGTATAACGATAGTATCGAATAGATATGCCATATTTTCGACGCATGATTGGATCGGCATAGTTATTAACAACTCTTTGCAAAGATTCGGGTGAAGCTTTGAAAAATTCAATACCTTTGTATGTCGTCGATGCATTTTTAAACTTTGCTTTCTTGTAAACTTCTTTGATGAAAAAATTAAAAACTTCGTTTGGGTTAGACTTCTTGAACCGATCACTTTCTATGAGATCAATCACATAGTAACCATGTTTCTCAAGTATAATGTTAGCTTGAACATATGGATAATATTCAATGTATGCGGTAAAGTCGTAGATACTTGGCAGAGTCACATATGTTGTCACAAACGTTGATGGGACTGGATGTGTGTGATAAACGATGTAAGCTTTAAGATCATCAAAAGATGGTGCAACTTTTTTGAAATTGTTATTTGTCCGCTGGGTCGGTGTATTAAACTTGACAGTCCCTCTCAGGTTATCGACACTAAAACGAGTAGACCCCACATATTCAACACTTTGTTCGTATGATTTTTTATAAATAGCCTTCAAATCATTTACAAGTTTTCTACTAAGACGAACATCCATAGATGTTTGGTTCATATCCGTGATTGTCCCAAGGTTGTAAACATTTTCACTCAGATTAATCTTTCGTGTAAAATTTTTTGTCAATGTCTGAACTGCCTGATCAGTCATCAATCGTGCCTTCTTTTTTGGAGGGATATTCTCATTAGAATTGTTTCTTGGTCTGACCCTGGAAGACATCTTATTTAAGATCAATATTTTTAATGTCACAGATTTGAACAGGTTTCTTAAATATAGTCATAGTAAGAATGACTAGATTTACGAATAAATTAAGTAACATGACAGCTGACACACTTTCATTGGAAGGTGTCCGAGTGTAGAAGATAGAAAAAACTATGATCGATGTACATAAAAAAAGTTTGCGATCGATCGTTTCCATATTGACTTGATTAATACCATGATGGTTCATTAACTTAGGTAGATTCACTCAGCATATTGTGAAAGTGTTCACAAAAGTTTTGGAGCTTTGGTAGTATATCATTGTTCCACTTTCCATCGTCACGTTGAATGAGATATGATTTCTTTTCGTCATTGTATTGTTCAATCAATCGACAATATTCTATGTCTTTCAACATCTGAAGGTAAGTCTGACACTGAACTTCTTCGTAATCTCTCACAGTATTGAAGAGACCTCTTGTACGGTTTTTAATTTCAACCAAAGTTCTAGATCCATCGTCGTGTAATTGAAGTCGATCGATTCGCCCAACAATCTGGTACTTTGTACCCTCAATCTCACAGATGTCAAACTTATAAAAAGTATCATCTTCGATCAAGTTAGCGAGATCTGTATCGGCTGTCTTCTTCTCATTGCGTGTTCCATGGTTCGTATATAAAGTTTTCTTGATGTGATCTTTAGCCTTGAAGATATCTTGTGGTTGTAATCCAGATCTTTCAAGTTGATGAAAAAGTTTACGAGTCTCTTGTTGAACATCGGTACTCACCTCAGATTTAAAAGTTTCTGCAGACTTGAGAATTTGTTTAGTTGCATCAGATGAATTAAGTATACCCAATGCTTCATCTTCTTTCGTCTTGCTTGTAAAAGTTTGTGGACTGTACTTTTTCCAAAGTTCTTCAACAAGTTCTTGAGGTTTCTTGTATTGATTGATACCAATAGCTGAAGCAACCGATGAAGCTCCAATGATTACTTTCTTGACACCAATGTCTTTGAGTTCTCTCTCCGTTTGTCCAATGAGGAAGGGATAGACCTTACCACACGCAATGGAGTCGGCAAGAGAGTTGTGGGCATTGTCAAACTCTTCACCGAAGATATCCTTGTATAGGTTTATAAGCTTGATGGGTGCCATAAAACGATCCTTGTAAAGCTGAAGAGTACACCGGATCACGAAGTCTTCAATTTGGTCGGTATTCAAACCATGACGAAGCATTTCTGAACGAAGGACACTCTCATCAAATTGGGCATTGTGAGCGACAAGTGTTTTGGTGCGAGGTCCAATGAACTCCATGAAATCACGGAATACTTCGGGGAATGGACGCCCCTCCTTCATAGCCCTCTCGTGGGTGATACCATGAATTGCTGTAGAGTCTTTGCCAATCACGAAGTCATTGGGTCTAATGATCGCATCAAAAGTTTTGATGATACGACCCTTTTGTGAAAAGCGCGCAGCACTAAGGCTGACCGCACGACACCCGTCAAAGTTTGGTAGAGTTTCTTGTGTTACTTTTGTATTTCGTCTCCCTCTCGGTAGTCCCGAGGTTTCAAAATCGAAGGCTATATAGTTCATACAAGCCATTTGTGTATTAACTAAATAGGGTCTCTTATCTTTATCCCTTGGTAATGAGGTAATGAATCTCACCCACCGACCAGATAATACCGGGGATTGCGAAAGCATTTTGAAGGGATTCAATGATGGTGTTCGTGAAATGTTTGGTTTTTGTATTAAAAGGTGGGACTTAGGTCACCCAAACATCAATTTACATGCATGTGTTAGTGTTTTGAGCTGAACATGAAATAATTTGTTAAAGGTATTATAGTACTTAAGGTTAAAATATATCTTGTATATAATAGCCATAATCGAAGTATTTGGCATAACTTTAACCGGTCGTGGCATTTTAAAATAGTTCTCAAGTTCTTCGGTCGCCCATTTACTATAAAACTTTTGAGTCTTTGGATCATTAACCAATTTCATATTCATAATACGAACCGCTCGCTTCAAATGTTTACGATGCAATTCGTATGATGCTTGATTCCAAATTAGAACCTTTTTAGTTACATTTTTTTTATGGATTTTATTGATTCCATAGTGATAATGAAAATGCTTGTGGACCAGTTTCTTCACCATCTTTTGGTTTTACATTTAAAAGTCATGACTTAGGTTACAACCAATCTCTTCTGCGAATTGGGTCATTCTCTCTTTATCGCATGTCACACTCTACATAGTCACTCTCACTACGAACGAGGTCACAGTGTTCGCACACCACAGTCTCATCATCTTCTTGTGGTGCCAGGTACTCTTCCCGAAGCTCTTCGGCAACAAAGACCCTCATGACCTCGTCCATCTCTTCCACAATTTTTTTCGCCTTCTTTTGGAAATCTTCGTAGATCTTGAACTTGGTCTTTGGAAGTTTCTCGGAAAGGGCAATGAGAGCCTTTGCGTCAAATACATCTTCAATCTTTTTGAGGGATTTCACACGAGCCTTGATGGCTTCATCATATTCTTCAAAAAAATCGGGTTCTTCGTTATCATCATGGCGATTACTTCGAGCCATAATAAAATTACCTACGCTTAAAAAATCTATTCATTACCGCGGATTTATTGTTTGGTATCCTTGATACAGACTTGGCATTTAAGCCTTTAGAAGTTTTAGGGACGTTGTTTTTCACATTAAAATTAGACATGTTTGCAACAGTTGATCGATTATTGTTTTCAGAAACTTTTGATAATTTTGTCTTATTCAAAATGTCATTTACACCAATCAATCTAATCTTGCTATCCTTAGACAAATCGAGTATAAGAATAGGATCTACATTGAAACATCTCTTCATGATGAAAGAGTAGATAGCGGTCATCACACCATCACCTGTACCAATAGCAACATTTTGACCTCGTCCAGACAATCGAGACATATACAGCACTTGCAAGAAATCACCAAAGAACTTAGATAATTTAGCGTTGACGTCACCAGTCTTGGCAATCGAAGCACTTGCACTTGGTTTTATTATGGTATTGTTGTTAAGCTTGAGTCTATATTCTCTGATAAGCTTATCAAAATAAACTTCAATATTCATTCTGCCACCCATGTTAAATTTTAATTGTGCAAAATCCCATGCCAGACGTGAATGCGGATTCGAACTCATGATGGTTGTAATATCTCCCTTGATACCTACCATGGGCATACCACTTCCGGGGTCAAGCATTTGTGCAACTGAAAAGTATGGCTGTATCAACTTAATTTTTTTGTTTGTCGTTTTGTCTCGAGTAGATGTTCGCAACAAAACTTCGGAAATAGTTTTTCTATTGTTGTCTTCTTGGTCAAGTCCAACGAGAAGTTTAACTTTACCATCATTTGCACTATCTAAAAATATATCTGGAGCAAACTTTGTTACGGGAACGTCGTAACCTTGGTCTCTCAGACCAAATATATATCCCAAGTTTCTCTTCAAAAATGATTCCCAACCAGTTGTATCCGTAAGATTTATATCCTTGTCACTCACAATAAAAAATTTATAAGGTGCCTTGGCTCTCGCACCTTGTGACTTGTACAAATCCAAAATACGTTCAATCATCGCAGTCTTTCGAAATGAAACAGTTTTACCATTGTATAATTTTATGGCAAAGTCACTCTTCAAAAATTTTAAAAATGAACCAGTAGTTGTCTTGTCGTGTCGGGTATCTAGCCAAATAAGGAACATGAAGTCAACATCAAAATCACGATCACTAGACGAGATTGGCACATTAAAAGATTTTGGTGAATTCAATTTTGGAACTTGTCTTTTTTGAAAGTGTTCAATTTGTGCTTGGATCAAATCCATTTTAGAACTTTCATTAAGTTTCTTGAACATTGTGTTCACTTGGTTTTTAGAAGCAGTTGTTCCATACAAATGATAAAGTCCTTGGTGCAATTCATTGTTTTCTAAATTTAAATTTTCATATCGTTCAAATGTGACAGTCTTAGTTGAACCCTTTGACTTTGTAGATGTGTTACTCACGTTGTTTCTTATCTTCGGAGTTCTCGGCTTTGTGGTCGCTGGTGTCTTCGGAGTCTTCGGCTTTGTGGTCGCTGGTGTCTTCGGAGTCCTTGGTCTCAGAGTTCTCGTAGCCGTAGCCGTAGCAGTCCTTGGTCTCAAGGTTCTCGTAGCCGTAGCAGTCCTTGGTCTCAAGGTTCTCGTAGCCGTAGCAGTCCTTGGTCTCAAGGTTCTCGTAGCCGTAGCCGTAGCAGTCCTTGGTCTCAGAGTTCTCGGTGTATTCGCAAACTTGACTCGCTTTTCATTTTTGCGATCGTCTTCGTCGCCTTCATTGCGAACTCGCTTCAACATCTTACTGATAACTTACATTTTATTCTTTCTTTAAAGTAGATGAATTCTGAAATCAAAAAATTAATGTCAACTGAAAACGACATGAAACGCAAAGTGCTTTACCGTAAACTTGCACTTAAATACCACCCTAACAAAGGTGGAAATGCCGAAAACTTTAAAAAAATACAAGACGCATACGAACATAAACCAGTCGAAGTTACGCGGTACACATCAGATGGTCAGAAAATAGATAGTGTAAAAGCTATTTTCAAACCACGGGAAACGGTTGATGAATTTTACAAGCGACTTCGACCTAATGTTTCTTTCAAAAATGTATATAACAAAAATCGTAAATTTGTTCAATCAAATAAAAGATTCAGGGAAGGCAACGCCAACATGGTTGGGTATTTTCCTGTACGGTCAAATGCTAATAATGCCACAATACTACGACTTACCCGAAATGTGGGTGGACGTATGGTGCTCTCCACCAGGAATCGAGGATACCTGATTCTTATTTAGTCATAGTCGAGACTGTCCAGATCAGCTGAACGCCCAATCTTACACTTTCCATTCACAAGATCGTAGACCCATTGACCATCAACGATCTCTTCATCAATCAACCTGTCTTTGAGTATTTCCAGACCATGACGGTTTGTGCTTAAAATAGCAGTCGCTTCTTTGTAACAACCATCGACAAGTTGATCAACTTCCATGTCAACCAGGCGTCTAGCCTCGTCTGACATATTACGATAGTCAAAATTGTACTTACTGAACCCATAAGTGGTGAGCATCTCACGAGCAATCATATATACTTGAGCATAGTCACCGGATGCACCAGTGGTGATAGCATCATTACCATAGACAATTTCTTCGGCGACACGTCCACCAAGAGCGACAATAATTTGAGACGTCAAATATTGTTTGGTGTACATGGCGGACTCGGCATTTTCCTCCGAAGGTTGGAAGAAAGTGACCCCACCAGCATCTCCACGAGGGATGATAGAAACTTTACGAACAGTATCATACTCAGGTAAAGTAGCACCAACGATAGCATGACCAGCTTCGTGGTACGCCACAAGTTCCTTCTTTCGTGGCGAGAATTTCGTATCACCTTTAGCACCCACAACGATGCGTTGGTAGACATTCTCAACAATATCATTTGTGATCGTTCCATTACCATCACGAACGGCACGGATGGCACATTCATTAAGAAGGTTCGCCAGGTCCGCACCAGAGAAGCCCGTTGTTTGCTTTGCGATGGAGCGTAACTTTACATCGTCGGACAACTTCTTGTCTCTGGCGTGGACACCCAAGATCTTTTCGCGACCACGAACACTTGGCAAAGCCACACTAATCTTACGATCGAAGCGACCAGGACGAAGGAGGGCGTCATCAAGAATGTCAATGCGGTTTGTGGCAGCGATGACAACAATACCAGTCTCATTATCAAATCCATCCATTTCAGTGAGAAGTTGATTAATGGTTTGTTCGCGTTCATCATTTGAAGGCATACCACCCGCACTGCGTTGCTTACCCACAGCATCGATCTCATCAATGAAGACGATACACGGTTGGTTTTCGCGAGCAACTTCAAAAAGATCACGGACTCTTTTGGCGCCAACACCGACAAACATTTCAACAAAGTTTGCGGCCGAGCACTGAATGAAAGGAACATTAGATTCACCTGCGATGGCACGAGCGAGAAGAGTCTTACCTGTACCTGGCTTACCCGTGAGGAGAGCACCACGTGGGATCTTGGCTCCGCTCCCAAAGTATCTCTCAGGTTGCTTGAGAAAATCCACAATCTCTTCAAGTTCATCTTTGGCAGCATCAATACCTTCGACGTCACTGAATCGAGTCTTGATTTCTTGTTCAGCAATGAAATCTTGATTTTTGAGAAAAGGATTATTCATAGGTCCAGCACCCGGTGATCCCGACATGAAACTTCTGATCAAGTAAAAAACAAAAAAGATGAAAAAGGCGGTTGAAATTGTATCTCCCAGTGAAGTGGGTGTTGTCATATCAACACGAACATTAGACTCACTCTCGGCGATGGTCTGCCAGAGATCTTGATTTTGAATAATTTGAACATCACCGTAATTACCTTCGTCATCTTCAAAAACAGCCAAACTTTGGTTCGGTTTAATCACAACTTCCGGAAGTTCATTGTTTTTGATACCTTTGACAAACTCACTATATGTCCGAGGTTTGTATGAACGCTCCCGTTTTACAGGAAGAGCAGTAACTGGTACTGGTTTACCGATGCTGAACATCACTGTATTTATTACAAGTTAAAATTTTAAGCCTTGTATCTCGCAAAAGACATTTTATCAACCATGTAGTACAGTTGATAAGCTTCGACGATACTTGGTCTATGAAATATTTCTGGCATACATTCTGGAATACCCTCTGATGAATAGTATGCAGTTTCACTTTTCTTCTCTTCAAAGTTGGATGGACGATTGTCATAAAGCCATACCAAATGTTGAGCACACGTATGAATCTTTTTGTATCTTCGACTGTACTCCATAGTAAGAGCGATACCAATCTTACATGCATACAAATAATTTTCGAGGCTTGATCCTACCCACATAGTCATTGGGTGTTTAGCGTGAGCAGGTTTGTATCCTCGTGCTTTACCATTTTTTGTGTAGGGTGCATACTTTTCGACATACCATCGTTCATGAGCGGTATATAACATTTGACATATCTCGAGTTGAATCTTGACAACATGTTGATCACACGACATCTTGGCAATTTCAGATGGATTAAGGGAAAGAAAGAATATGTTCATCACGATAGTCTGAAGTTTTTTCAAAATCAATATCGTATATTTCAGATCTCACACCACCGTAGTAAATTTGTCCGTCGCCAAGTGGCCAGATCTTTTCTTTTGATTTTTGCAATGCGTAGTATTTGGCCACTGGTAAAGTGTTAAAGATCAAACGATCAAACGTGTAGTTACCGACAGTCACGTGTACGATGTACATACTTAAAAGTAACTAGAATGTTATGGCAGGCGCGACTTAGGTAATAAAAATGTTCAGGAATTTTAAGGATGACTCACTCTTTATGGGATATTTTACCAACGGAAATTCAGGAAATAATTATTGAAAATTCATTTCAACTATGCCGTGAAGAGTATCTCGATCAGAATCGGAAAAAACACGAACGCAACAAAAAGAAACAAGGAAGAAGTATGCTCACAATTGATATACTGCGTTATATGATGTCTTCCACAGATCCAATTGAAATATTAGAGTGGGCGTACCCAACCGAATTTATCGAACTTCAAATGCATATAGATCCTCCATACGACATTGAAATTATAGACAATGACTACACTGAATATTACGATACATTCTTAAATAAGTCTATCGAATATCTCGAAGATCCTAAAAATAAAGAAACATGGGCATGTCCATCGAATGATCACTGGCTTGAAATGTTTACAAAACTAAATAACTTTCACAGAAAACATAATCACTTAAATATACTTTCTGAAAAAGATGGGAGTCCATCACTTTTTGTGTGGCTCGAATATCAAAAAGATCCAGATACAAAATTGTCAAGAGAGCGTCGTCATTCATTACAAACACTAGGAGTTAAATTTAATCATCGTCGGTAAAATATTCTTCTTCGCCACCACCTTGATCATCTTCGTCATCTGGTTCGGCGTCTACATCCATCTCACCATCTTCTCCGGGGTCGTCATCATCTTCAACCTCTTCATCATCGACATCATCTTCGAACTCGGTTGGTTCTGGCTCAGGTTCGGGTTCTTTCTTCTTTTTTGTTTTTGGTACAGTTGGTTTGTTAAATACTTTATCAATTTTGTCTGCAATGATTTTTGATATAGCTGGTCTTCTTGATAATGATTTATCAAGTTTGATAATAAACTCATCAGAAAACCAAAGACTTTTATATGCTTTTAAAAGTGTCTTTGTAGGTGGTATCTTATTTTTTGAATAATATTTTTCATGAAGCTCCATCATAGAAGTGCTGAGTTTGACTTTTATTTTTCCATTTTTTAAAACTTGTGTCGTCACATGTATCTGATCAAGTCTGGCTACATAAGGCTCTAGTTTTACTATTTTTGTTTCTCTTATAGGCTCCGGTGATAAATCTGGTACAACTTCTTCGAGACCTAATTCGCGTCTATTTTTGTTGAGCAATTTTATGTAATTTTCTTGTTGATAAGTTGGTACGTTCGGACGCTTGTAAAATTGTGTAGGGTTTGGTCGAATTATGTTTTTTAAAAATGCATTTTCACAAACCTCACTCCGTCTGAACAGCTTCTCCGGTTCCCTCGGTCGAATCGCAGGTCTCTTGAACATCTTCACTTGATCTAACTGATTCTCCATCTACTGACTTAGGCTGAAAAATTTCCAACTCAGATTTCAACAATTCTTGAGCCTGACGTGTCTGAAGAATATTGAGTGGTCCCCATATTTCAATAACCTGTCTTTCATGGTCATACCACAAGTAATCAAGACCCAGCATTCTAGTCAACCAGTAAAAGCGTCGTCCACTCTTACCTACAAATGCAAACATGAAGTCTTTGTCAAATGTAGACACGTCAAGTTCTGTGTAATGAGACACAGGAGGATTATATGGAGCCATTTTTGAGTATGTCTACCATACGGTCGATTTGTTTATATACATTTTTCCACGAAAACCTTTTAAGTACGTAGTCTCGAGTATTGAAAACCGGTCGTTCCTTATAACACTTATCAATGGCATCGGCTACATCCATTGGATCCGAAATTGCTCGTTCTCCATTGAGTGTGTTTCCACCTGTATACATTTCGATAACTCGGGGTTTTACGTAAGTAGCATTATCACCTAGAGTGTCTCTGAAGGTTGGGATGTCGGTAAGGATTTGTGGTTTATTGAAGTAGGCATGCTCTACCGACGTAAGTCCAAATCCTTCAGATGTACATGTATTTAGACCTACATCAGCCGTAAAATAAATCGAGTTCAGTTCTTCTTTTGTTAGTCCGAGTGGTTTGTTGTTTATTATGAAGTTTTTTGTATAGTTCATGTAGTTTAGACCTCTTTTCATAAATTCAGTATATACATGTTTCTCTATGTCTACATATTGGTCTTGATCATTAACTCCGCATGAAATGAAAAGTTTTAAACCCGGGTCATAGTCATGTCTCGAAATAAATTCAATAAATGCGGTGAGAGTTATGTGCCATTCTTTTCTTAATGAGTTGCGGTTCATGTTAATGACTGTGAAGTTTTCAAAACCAGGATACTTATCTGGACTTTCATCAAACTCTTCAAAGTTTATTCCGTGTTCAATTACGGATACACGATCCGGGTCAATTTTTTGATCATTAACCATGTGATCACGCCAACAATTCAAAAATGTAAACCAATGAAAGATCCGAGATTTGATATTTTGGAATATCAGTGTGTCCGCCCACTTTTGACATATGTCAAGATATAAAATAACTTTTTGCGATTTATCTATGAACTCCAGATAGTTATTAATCACATTCCCACATGCATAAATCATGACAAAATCAGGTTTTTCATGTTTTATATGCTCACCCGCTTCGGCACAACCAAAATCATTCGGTGGACTATGAGGAATCAATTTAATTCGTGGATCGACATAATTGTTTTTTATACACATTGATTCTCGGTAATTAACCGTAAACATAACTATTTCCAGCTCATCTTTACTTGCCAGGTGGTTTGCTATTTTGTTTATTATCTTTGAGTACCCCATTGACAACCGAGGATCGGCTGAGACTACGAAGAGCTTCATGTCTTGAATAGATTTCCTCGGCAATCCTTAAATGCTTTGAGGTATAGACTTGCTTCTTTGCCTTCTTGTCATTTTTTGTAATGCGTTTTTTGGGTTCGAACTCTGCCATGTAAAACTAATTGTTGGTGACTCACCGGGTTCCATATTTCTTAGGCTACAATTTTTTGGTATAAATTCAAACTCTTTGTGTGTTTCTCGCATACGAATTATGTTTTCTATATCATCCATTGGAGGTGACGCACTTATCATGGTAACATCATAATGCATAGGTGATATTTTAGCCAAAGATCGACACATGGGACATAGGCTGCTTTTGAATTTTTGGTACCACTGTGATATACAGTGATAACAAAAAGAATGATTACAGTCCAGCTTACAATCCGTCTCGCGGTTGTAGCATATAGGACATTCCATATTTTTAATTACGCGATCTTCTTTATTAATCTTCGTCGTCGAGAGATACATCGCTTTCGCTTTCGCTTTCGCTTTCATCGGAGTCGATGGGTTCGTATTCGGAATCGCTACTAGAAATTTCTTCATAACCAAAACGAGTTCGCTTAAATACACCAGTGTTTTCTAGGTCATCTGTATCATAATAACCACATATAGATTCAGTGGGTACTTCTTCAACTTCTTCATCAAAAATGTGTATACCACCATGGTGTTTTGATAGTAATTGAACCCTGAGTGTAGAGCCAAGGTCTTCAACAATACGTGCTATAGAAATAACATTATCGGACAAAAGGACGTCAACAAGCATCTTCTTTTCAGAGCATTTAATTTCTTAAAGTACTTTAAAACATGGACATACTCAAAAATCGTGTCATACATGAAAATGATGCAGTCATGTTTGATATTGACGACACGTTAATTTTTTTAAATGGAACACTGAATACACCAATTGTTAAGTTGTTACATTATTCTAAATCTCTAGGCTATAAAATTATAATCATTACGGCTAGACCTATTTTGAAACCTGTGATAAACTTTACTGTGAATCAATTAAAACGTCATGGAATTCCATACGATGTTCTCGGTTTTACACCTGCGTTAAACAAGGGTGCTATGAAAAGAGATATGGAATACAATTTCATACTATCGGTTGGTGACATGCCAACAGACCTGACTGATACCATGTATTCATTAAAAGTTTAACACTTCCAATGAGCATCACAATTGAGACATGTGACAAAAGTCGTCATTGGTTCATCGGCACTTCTTGTCTGGAGCTGATAATATGTCGTCTTTGTGGTTTTACATCGATTACATTTGAAGAATCCTTCTTGTGACATGACATCCCTTTTCAATCTTTCCTTGCGAAGTTCTTTGTGAATCAACTCAGCTTGTAAATTTGCCCATGGTCCGTCCACCCAAAGTTCTTTGGGGCCGTATTCAATCAATTCACTTGTTTTAATCCGACCATTTTTTAATTTTTCCATAATTTGTTCACTTTTTGACAAACACCTTTTCAATTCAAGAAATTTTGTCTTATATCTTGTTTTGAAACGATGGTTTTCCCATGTGGGTGCATCTTGGTATTCTTTTGATCGGCGTATGCTCCAATTAAAAATACATCTCTCAAGGTTTGTGCATATAGTACTATCCTCAGGAATGTCGAGTAATTTTGACAATTCTTGAGAGACGTAGGATCTCAATTTAGATTCTTCGCTCATTCTTAATTATTCATCATCTTAAATTCTTAATTGACTTAGGCTGACGGAAGACCCTTTGTTGGAAAAGTACCTCGGTCACAATCTTCCATCGACTCTGGATTACACGTGTTAAAATACCCTGACACACGCCTGGCGTTTCTGGTCGAAATGTACGCATCACCCGTAACTCTCGTGTAATTTTCACGGGTAAACACGACACGAAGTGCAATGATGACCGCGATGAGAATGAATGCAACAAACGACAAATTCATTTTACTAAATGTCGATATTTTTTTGTCGAGGAATTTTAAGGATGATCAGAGCAGTACTCATTGAAAAAGAAATAAAAGAAATTTTATTGGATATAAACAAAATTCATATCATAATACGTGGTAGACCAACATTTATAGGTCAATGGCCTGAGATAGACGTTGTTATCATAAAAGCCGAGGAAGGTGGAGATTACGTAAACCCCAATAAACTTCTTCCACCATTTGAAAATGAAGTAGTCAGGGGCCCGATACTGCTCGTACGTATGGATGAAAATTCAGAACCACAGGACTTCACAGTAAATGAATATGAAAGTCTACTTAGACGGAACGAACGCCTCGCAGCTTAGAACAGCATTTGCATACTTCATGGCGAGTTGAAAGTGTACATAAGCCCAATCCATCATGTTAGTCATCTTTGGTCGCCCTTCCAACGGATTTTCATTAACAATTTGTTCGATGTTAGTTTTTTCTCCGCTCGTCGCTTTAGCCATGGCTTGTCCCACATCTTTGAGCCACATCACATGTGATTCGTTCTTAGAGTCGAATTTCTTCACAAAGTCCGTCATTTATAATTAGTTACGAGCCTTTTCTATAAGTAGTCTTGCACTCGGGTCAGTAATAGTCGTCCACTTCGGTCTCCAGATTTCTGAAATGAGATGATCATGTTCTTTGTTGTACACCGACCAAAATTGTTTTCGGTAGTACGCTTCTTCTTTTGTCAAACAAGTATTATGACCTCGACATTCAAGTTTGACTTTTTCAAACGTTTCATCTGATATTTCATCATCTGTAAACTGTTTAATAGTATTGACCCAGTTTGTTCCGACTGCATCGCTCATACCATCTTTTTGTCTCCAAAGAACTTCGTCGGGTAGACATCGAACGAATGCTTCACGTAAAATTTTCTTTTCAATTTTATCTCTCTTCAAATTTTGATCAACCTTCATACAACAATCAATAAAATTTTTATCCAAGAATGGGACAATGAGATCTAAACCATGTGCTCCGGCACATCGATCAGCACGAAGTCCATCAAATTGATGAATAAGTTTAAGTCGTCTCATGTTTTCATATGCAAATTCTTCGGTTGAAGGAGCTCCGTGGAAATACAAATAACCTCCAAGGACTTCGTCACTTCCTTCACCCGAAAATATATAACGACACGTTGTATTTTCTTTGATGTACTTACAAAGAAGCCACATTGGGACACTCGCTCGAATGGTCGTTGTGTCATACGATTCAAGACTACGGATGACATCAGGTATAGCTGCGATACCTTCTTCAATTGTAAACTTTACTTCCGTGTGTTCGGTATCTAGGTACTCTGAAACTTTTCTTGCAGCTTCAAGATCTGGACTTCCTTCGAGACCAATAGAAAAAGTTTTAATCTTGCCAATCTTTTGTCGAGCAATCGAAGCAATCAAACTACTGTCTAGTCCACCCGACAATAAAAATCCAATGTCACGTTCGGTGTTGTTTAGTCTTTCTTCGACTGCACTGACCAATTTTTGTTTGATCAAATTTTCTTCATTCGATGTGACATTCCAATATCCAGTGTGATAACACACAAAGTCATCAATATATGAATCATAAAAGTACCCCGGTGGAAAGATTTCAATACGAGTTCCCAAGAACATGAGAGCCTTGACTTCACTTGCAAAAGCGATGGAGTCTTTAGCATATCGTGTGTAGAATAGAGGTCGAACTCCTACTGGATCGCGCGCAGCTAAAACGCGGTTACCATTTGTATAAACAAATGCAAAATCACCATTAATTTTTTCGAGTGTCTTTTCAATACCATTCTCATGAATGAGGTCCATGACAACTTCACAATCGCTTGTACTCATTTCTTTTCCGGTTTCGAATAAGCGATGATTGTAGATTTCACCATTACAAACAAACATGCTATTATTTTTTACAAAGGGTTGCATACCCGTGGCTGTGAGATCATTAATACAAAGACGATAAAAGTCCATGTGACATTTTTTTAGCGTGCAGCTGTGATAATCGTCGGGTCCTCGATGATTTAAAAGATTAGATGGTACATCTCGGTTTTCACCGAATAAAGTGATAATACCACACATGATTAGATATATTTGAAATTATTACTTTAAATGATAGTTCATCTCTAGAATTCCAGTATAACATTTTATATCGGCTTCGCCATCAATTTCTTGACCCCTAAAGCCAATGTCAATTGCATCGTGACTTTTGTCATTTACTTTGAAATCATGACAATACATGAAAGACAGGTTGTTGTAAAGAGAGGCGGCATTCAAATCTTCCTCACCCATGCTCACAATATTCAAAAATTCCATGAGCTCAAGTGGTGTACGCTTATGAACTACTTTTTCGCTTGTGACTTTTGTTATACTCTTCCCCATATCAAAATGTGGCCACTTACCGTGTTTAGACCTAAATTCACAGAGGTAATTGGAACATTTTTCAGCAGTTTGGTGATTGCTGAAACACATGACACGCACCCGAGAATTTGGGTCGACCATTGAATAGTACCCCCTGGTCGGTCTCATTTGAATGAAATGGAATTCCATGTTATATTTGTCAAATAAAAAAGTATAATTATAATAGGATGGAATTCCCCAAATCATATGGTCAATGTAAATACATGCTGGCACTTAGGTCACAAAAACCAATCGTTGTTGCGACTGGTCCAGCTGGTACAGGCAAGACGATGATGGCATGTCAATTAGCTTTAGAACAATATCGTTTTAAATATGTATCTTTGACGAGACCTATTGTTGCCGCAGATGAAGATATGGGTTACCTACCGGGTGATATGGAACGTAAAATGGAACCGTGGACTAAACCAATGTATGATATTTTTGAACAACATCTTTCACCGATGCAAATCGATCGGTACATACGAATCGAACCACTCGGGTACATGCGTGGTCGAACATTTACAAACTCTCTCATCATAGCTGATGAAATGCAAAACAGTACTCCTAACCAAATGCGAATGTTATTGACACGGATCGGCGAAGGTACAAAGTTGGTCATCACTGGTGATCTTGAACAAAGTGATCTCGAAACTGAAAATGGTCTGAAATACCTAGTGGACAAATTGGATCACCTAGACTTGGAATATATTCAACACGTAAATCTCAACGAAGATGATATTCACAGACACCCAGCTGTAAACGAAATACTTAAAGTCATGAATGTTTAAAAGTATAATGTGGTTCGAAGAACATTTAAAAACTTTGGAGGAACCATCACCCGAACAAAAAGTTTGGTGTCAGCATCCCGAACGACTGACTGTACTTTTCATCGAAGGTAACCGAAAGCCACTTACAAAGTACAACCTTTGGAACATTGCTCACGTATACGGCGGAACGGATGTTGGTCTTCATATTATATGCTCACCAAGAAATCTTAAAGACATGAAAGAGTGGACCAAAGACTGGACCAATGTTGTCATCACATGGCACCCTCTTCAATCACTCAAAGAATACAATGAGTTTTCTTGTTCATCGGAACTTTATACTCGCTTCACTTCGACACACATTCTTTTAATGCAATGGGATTCGTATATTTTTAGAAAGGTAGACGAACACTTTTTTGAATATGACTACGTAGGTGCACCATGGAGAGAATGTGTTACAAGCTACTCTCAAAAAGAGTGGGTCAGACCTGAAGATATCGGTGATACCAAACACTGGAGAGTAGGAAATGGAGGCTTTTCGTTACGAAAAGTATACCCGTGTCATAGACATTGTATAGAAAATACCGAATACTCAAAGAATACTGACGACACTTTTTATTCCTTGTCCAAAACACTCAGTATTCCAACCAAAGAAGTCGCCTACGATTTCGCCGTCGAAACAAAATTACGTGATGTCGATCCACCAAAGTCACCCGTGGGTGTCCATAAATTATGGGCGTATGAATTTGGCGAAGAAGACTTTAAGAGATGGTGTGTCCCAGAGATTTCTTAGACTCAACATCATTCTTCAAAAATTTCAAAGATCGTTTCAAAGTTTTTAATTTATCGATGACTTCATCTTTTTCTTGGTTGTGTGTATGCACCCAGTCAACAACTTGTTTCAATTTTTGTTTTGACTTGGTGTACCAATCTAAAACTTTCCCTATTTCATCATTTATGAGATTGTATTTTTCAGCAAACTGTTCGTCGTGTACTACATCATCCCATAAATCATCCATATACAGGTCTAGATCATAACATACATCCTTTATCTCTCCCAATTTTTCAAGATCCTGGTTACTCATACTTACCTTTACTAAGAATTATTTTTATAAGTAGTAATCGATGTGCATATCTGCTCGCCCATTAAAGTTTGGAAAGTCTAAACCCTTGATTGGGAATGGCTCCGTCTCCGGTTCAATACTTTTAACAAGATCACGGCGAATATATGTGACTTCAAAAACTCTCGGAAAGTTGTTATCGATCCACGGTATTAACGGGTAATTGTTTCCATGTACGTGTACACAAACAAAATCTTCGTTCAAACATCTGTACATATCATCTATTAAATGATTATAAGACAACAATTCTTTGTCCAAGTGAAATTCAACTACAATTTGTGAAAAGTTTTTGAGATGTTTACATGCTGGCAAAGACTTCCACTCTGCACCTTCGACATCAATTTGCATCATCAAATTCGTTTTGTTGATGTGCCCATTTCTCTCGAGATGAGAATCAATAGTATCCAGATGTTCTTCCTTCTTGTCAGAAATACCTTCCTTGAAATAATGAATATAGTCAGGCTTGTTCGTAATACCATCTATTGTGTGATCATAGACATAACATGGCTTTTTGTACTTTTCATAAAAAGCTTTTTCAAATGTAATCTTATCTTCAGACCCATAGCTATAAAGTGCGTCGTAATCTGGTAGGTCTGCGACAACATAACCACCGTCATGGTCTGTACCAATTCTGATCTTATTCAGGTTGGTCCTATAAGGCTTGAAGTATTTCTTAAGACGGTTACATATGTCTACATATATGGCAACAGGGTGCATTACTACACACGGCACTTAAGGCTTTAAGTTTATTGAAATGTAATGATTATTGATGCATTTACATTTTATAATGAAGTTGATATGCTCAAGTTGAGGCTTGAGTATCTAGATCCGATTGTTCATTATTTTGTCATCGTTGAGTCGACAGTGACTCACAAAGGAGAACCCAAAAAACTTTACTTTTCGGAACATGAGTCAGAGTTTCAACCATGGATGCATAAGATACGACGAGTCATAGTTGAAGATAATCCAACGGATTCGAATCCGTGGTCGAGAGAAAATCACCAGAGAAATTGTATCACGAGAGGTCTCGATGGGATCGATGACGACGCTATCATCATGATATCAGACGTCGATGAAATTCCAAACCTGAAAGCGATTCAAGAACAAGATGTGTCATATTCACTCGATATGATCACATTCAATTACTCCTTAGATTATATTCAGACATTTGAAAGATGGTTTGGTACAGTGGTTACACACAAGAAAGATGTCATGGAAAAAGGTGGACAGTACTTCAGAGATAAACGTTGGAAGTTTCCTTACGTAGAATTTGCAGGATGGCATTTCACATCTTTTGGAGATCTTAACTTTGTGACTAATAAACTCAAAAATTTTGCACACTGCGACGAAGAAGGATTTGATCACGACAAAGCTGAAAAGTATGTGTCTGAAGGACTTTCACATAATGGAAAGTTCAAATTGACGAAGACACCTCAACATATATTGGACACAGTTCCAGAAATTTTCAAAATAAAATACCAGGATAAAGTAACAAATGTCAAGCAGGTATGAACAAATCTATGACATCGCCAAGGGTGTCATGGATGGACGCCTGGATATCGAACTTCCAATGATTTCGGTGTTTACAATATTCGTGTTGGCTCTGATTTACATGGTCACTGCGTCCATGGGTATCGATATGTACGAGACTTGTGACAACGTAGAAAAGAGTAAGAAAATCAATCAGTACATGTCTCACACATTGACAATTGCGTTGACAATTCCATTCACGCTTCTGATCACAAAGTTGTTTGGTAACGACACAGGTGCATTCATGATTCTTTATGGTATCATGGGTACCTTGACATCTTACTTTGCCTTTGATCTCGTGAGAAAGTGTGACAATCAACTGGCTCTTAGAGATGTGTGGACCAAGTTTACATTAGGTCTTTATATTCTTGTGCTTATCGTTGGTATAATATTATCCTCTATGAAATCAGGATGAAGGAAGCTTTGCTTTCTATGTGGGCGATCTTGGCCTATGTGAAACATAGAGCAGGAACACTGTCCATGGATGAAAAAATGTATCTAATAAACTTGGTACGTTACATCGCACTCAATCCTAACAAAGTTACAAAGGCTAACATGGCAAGTCTACCATTTATGAGCTCACTTTCTGGTGTGAATGACCAGTACTTCTCATCGTTAATACCATCGATGGTTATGGCAGATGCCGCAGCAACTGTTGCGACTACACCAGCAGCCGCCATTGCGTACACCGGATCTTCACATTGTTGAATCAAATTTTCGCCTGTCATCTTCCAATCGAGCGTTCCCCAAAGAGCACCTTGCATCGCAGCACGTCCATTAATCACTTCTGCGATGCGAAGTACCTTTTGTGTTGGTGATTTGATAGTATTTGTCGGAGTGACTTTTACAGGGGAACGAAGTACAGGTTTCATTGTTCTTTTTTATCGCCTTTTCCTTTTAAGTGAAGAAGATACAAATTCAAAAGTAGACCAAGACCTGTGTACACGGCTGAAAAATTTGCTCCTTTTCTATATTGGTATGACAACCATAGTATACTTGCAAAAATACTCAAGTATATGTATTTTTTAGATATAGATTTAACCTCGCCAGTGATAGCGTGATCATACATTTGATAGAGACCGATAGACACTGCAACTGCGGCGTCCACGTCCATTCTTAATAGATAATAATATTTTTTAACAGTATAAAATGGAAGCCATTCTGGAAAAGTTCTCAGGAAAGATTGATGCCGAAGGTGTCGTGAAGGTTGTTGATGACATCAAGCGTGAGTACCTTGGTGATGGTCTTCAAAAGGAAGATATCCCGCCGATCGTGGCCAAGCTCATGATGTGTGCCGCCAAGTTCAAGAACCTTGAAGGTCCGCAAAAGAAGAAGTTGGTCGTCGCATTGTTGAACCACTTGATTGAACAAATTGACGCGGGTGAAAAGGACACTGAGTTTGAAATGATTCTCAAGACTATGGTGCCGCCGATTGTTGATGGCTTTGCTGGTATGCTCAAGGCGAAGCAGGCTGTCGCCAAGGCTTTTTCATGCTGTATGAAACCCGAATAAGGAAATACTTACATTGAATTATAGAATGAAGTTTCCTTCATTAGAAAAAATGATTGAATACGGAATTTACACTGTGAAGGATCTCACGCTTTATTCACAGGGTAGACTCGTCAAGCGAAATATAAAAGTTCTCAACGAATGTGAACACTGTGATTATGTATACACAGAAGATGAATGTTCAAATTGTTCCAGGTGACATAAAAAAATCTAATATTATATAAAATGTCTAACGCCATTGTGCCGTTGGCCTTGCTCGGATCCATCGGGAGTTCAATCGCGGGTGTTGCATACGGTGTGTCTACAGAATGGAAATTTTTAGGTCTCAAAAAGGAAGTCCAACCGGCACCTGTTGTGACCACATCGTCGCAGGCGTCAGTTTTTGGTGAGGATAATCTCAGTGCTTCTACTGACGAATTAATTGTTGGAGCTGACGATGGCGAAGAAATTTACTCTAGTATCGCTGTTGAAGCCGAAGTTGAAGATGGACTCTACAAGGATTCTGAAACTCTTGTGGCAGCAGACGATGACACGACAACAATTGATAGACTTGCCGGCACTCCTATTGTGTGTGCAGAAAATGAAGATGGTATGACTACCGGCCTCCAAGGTTTTATGCTCAGAAGTGACAAGTATCATTATGGTTGTGCTTCCCTGGATGAACCTGGTAGTGCCAAACTTGGTAAGTATGGTAAGCAGGGTAAATCTGAACAGGGAACTGTTGCAGGTCTCGGTGGTAAGTCTGCTATTTGTGGTACCAAGCAAGCCATGACGAGTTTCGTTCTTCACCCGAACCGCAGTGGTTCCAAGGTGCAATACAAGTATGATTGTATCGATCTCAAAGGTCCGACCAAGGTGAGAACTGCCACCACCAAATATTCTACATACGACGAAGACAATGACATAAGCTCATTGAATAGTAGTGCCCTTGATATCAAGTGTAACAACGATGAACTTCTTCAGGCCTTTGGCCTCGAAAAGAGTGGTGACAATATTCGTTACATTTACAGATGTGTTACTCCGGGTTATGAGGAGGATTAATAATCAGGCCTAGTGCCGATTCTAAACTATTTTGGTTTCGCTTTAGAGGTTTGTTCCTCTTAAGTACTATAGAATCATTCGTATTCTTTATTTCATCCGTCTTTCTCGCGTTTGAAATAAACGGTACTACAACGTCTCGCGTGGATTCGGTTTCTATAGTCTTTGGTCTTTCTCGGTCTATAATACACGCTGCTCTAAATTCTTCTATGGTCATGTCGCCACCAAATACGTCAAGCCTGTAACGATTTGGTGCGGGTCTCACAGAACCCGAATTGTTATACATTCGTCGACGCATCATGATAATGTTTCCACATATAATACTTCCTTTGTTGATACCATACCGATCTATGGCATAAGATTTCATACAACTCCAGGAACAAAAATTACCTGTCGTTGAAAATTTATTTCGAAGTTCGTCGTACCCGTAAGGTAGACTAAGGGGTTCGGTATCATAGGGGTGACAACACCACCAGCACCACATAATCTACTCTTTAAAAAAATATGCCCTTTAAGTAGGATGAATGCTAATGGGTATTATTACAACAACACAGGTAATAACGGTGGACTCACAATATTGCTATTGTTGATAATACTCTCTATCATGTTATCACTTTCATCATCATCAGCATACATGGCTTATGATTTGGTGTCAACGGTAGTCAAGGCATCACCAGAAGTTGTTGCTTACGAGAAAGGTCTCGATGAAAAAACAGATCTGAAAGCCAAACAGATTAATCTAGACGGAGAACAGATTAGAAAAGATATCCGGGACGAATACAGAAAAACATGTCTGGTAGATGTGAAAGATGGAAAGTGTCCAAAGGGTATGAAACCACTCAAGGATGGGTGTTGTGAATTTGAAGATCCTAAAACAAAAACAAAGTTTCAGAAATCACTTGATATAACTGCCGACATCATTGAAACATTGGTTGTGAGTTACATGGCCGAAGTTGTCGTTGTAAGTGTAACTAATGCTCTCACTAAAGGTGCGTTGGCGACGGCTAAGAAAAAGGCAGCTGTAGCGGCTGCATCTAAAACTGCTGCTAGAGTTGGAGCTAAAACGGCGGCAAAAACCGGAGCTAAAGTTGGTTCTAGACTATCTACTAAATTCACATACGGTGCTTCATGTGGTCCACTCTGTCTAGCGGTGATGATTGCATTTGAAGTATTTTCATTTGCACTAGATATGACGGATCCATTTGGTTTCAATAATTTCCAAGCAAATCAAGTTGTTCGAAACCAACGTAATTACATTGATGTCCAGATGCAGAAAAAATTAGGAAAAGCTTACCCCATGACATTTCCAATGACAGCTGCATTTCCAGAATATGAAGTTGAATTTCAAAAGAAAATGACGTCCGAAGTGCTTGCGGATGCTTTCAAGCTTTTGGATAAAAATACACTCGTTGAATTACTTTCAGCTTCATTCGGTAAAGAAGGTGGAGATTCTGAATTGTCTGAAAAATTAGAAAAATCACTTGAAGCTGCCTTGGATAAAGCGATGAAGAATACAACAAAACGTGACAAGATTGTGTACGACTTTTATGCCTCAAAGGGTAAAGCTAAACATATAGAAAAGGTTCCTTTCTTGTCAAACGAAGAGCGTATAGGTGTAACTTTGTCTGAGTATGGTGCCAAAGAATATAACAAACGTATGCGTTCTAAACATTTGGATTTTTCAAATCCCTTCAAACCTGCATCGGGTCCCATACCGGAAGACTACACACCATTCGTAGCTAGCTACACAGATACATACAGAGTCATAAACTCGGCGGACCCAGGTAAAGAAACACAACCAAATGTTGTTAATAGACAATTATCGAGAAAGGTCTGCCTCGCTCAACCTTATGGAAATCTCATATCATATTGTGAATATGGTGTACGAACCTCGAAGCATAATCAACGTTTGAATCCATCTGCGTATGGTGTAAAGTTTAACTATGAACGAGGTGATTGTGACTTTACAAAGGACTATTGTATACGCCTGGGTCTTGATTTCAAAAACAATGATTGTAAACTTGGACCGGGTCAGAAATTTTTTGAAACTATACTCGGTAAAACAATGGTCAGAACTTATAAAACAGATGTCCAGCAACGAGTACAGGCATGGAAGTCTGGTGACCCAGCAAAGATTGCGATGGCTACATTGACTCTACCAATCGCTGGCCTCACACCGTGGATTTCAAAACTCGTGAGCGCGATCAATGACACATATGGTCGCGGTGTAGGTACTGTACCTACTAGATGTGGTCCGGACAAAGAAAAGAAAGGTGCTTTGTGCTACCCGAAATGTCGCCCGGGTTACAAGTCAAGAGCATTAGAATGTGAAGGAACTTGTCCACCTGGATCTAAAAATACAGGTTTAACCTGTCTTAAAGGTATTCATTCCTATATACCAAGTAATAAATGTAGTAATCCATTCAGAAAATGCTTTTACCAACGCAAACCATGTCGTCCAGGGTTTCGATACAGAGGAAGTACTTGCAACCGCGAATGCCCGGGTTTCAATTTTAGATCTGGTGCACTTGGTACGGCATTCTGTGACAAACCCAGAAATCGATATTCAAGAGCAGGTAAACCTGCACCGTTAGATTGTCCGGAAGGTAAAGTTAAGGACGCGGGTCTTTGTTACAAGCCATGTAGAGAAGGATATAGAGGTAATGGCCCGACATGCAAGAGAACGGAAGAAAGTAAACATACCAATATTTATGACGTGTAAAAAAAATATCAGGCTAATTTAAATATGTCGGCTAAACTGGCTAGAAGTGTTGCAAATGTCAGTGAGTCGGCTCTTGATGCGACTCGCGCATCTCTTAAAAATGCAGACACGTTTATGGATACATTTAAGGGTATCAGTAAAACTGACATGTCTAAAGTATTTAAGAGTGTAGATCCCGACGATCTCGCGAAGACAATGAAGCAATTACCAGATGATGACTTGATAACCATTGGTAAAAGTCTCGATCAAACAACAGTCAATCGTCTCGCCAAGACGAGTAATGGTCAGGATCTTCTTGCTAAGATGGGTCGTGGACAGGTGACAGTCGGTACCAAAATTTCAAAGGCTGCTCGTGCAGGTGGAGACTTCATGAAGAAATTTGGTACTAGAACGACCGGTATCATGAAAAAGTTATCAGATTCTACGAAGAAGGGTCTCAGTCGTCTCGCTAAAAAGGCTGACGATACGCCAGCTCAGCAAGCCAAAAAGTTGAAAGAAGAAGGACCAGAGGTCGCCAAGCAGGTATCTAAAGAAGCACCGGATGCCGCAAAGGCCGCGGATGACGCCGTCGAACTCTCCACAGAAGCAAAGAGTGGCCTCAAGAAATTGGGTATGTACGCCGCGGGTGGCACGTTGGCGCTCATGCTCGTCTATAATACCATGAACCCGTTTCAGGCTATTGGCGATGCTCTCGATGATGTTGGCTCAGTTGCTAAAGGTGTCAAAGAAGTTGCCGATGCCGCTGCGGGTGCCGCAAAGGATGTGGCTACGGGTGGGTTTAACTTCGTTTCATTCATCACAAAGAATGCGTGGATTTCCGGGTCCTCGTCAATTCTGTTGATGATCATGTGTGTTGCTTTCATAGCGATGTCGTTCCTCGGTAATAGTGGTGGTGGTGGTGGCGGAGGAAGAAGAGTGTACTTCCGCGCACGTAATTAAAGAAATAACAGGTCCTTTAACTAATGATTCTTAGTATCGACGTAGGTATAAAGAATCTCGCAATGTGTTTGCTCAACGAAACATCAAACCTCGTGGTTGAATGGGATGTATCAGGTGTCCCACCTCAGCACTCCGATGGCATCTATGTTTCTTTAAGAAAACACCTCGATGCTCGTCCATGGATACTCAACACAAAGACAGTCTTGATAGAAAAGCAACCAGACAGAAACAAAAAGATGGTCTCGGTCATGCATTTCTTGCACGCCTACTTTATCATTAAGTGTCCAAATGCAGAAACTATCATCTATGATGCTCGACACAAGATTCCAGATGTCGCCGGTCCGGGTAGATCACAATATCTGAAAAGAAAGAAAGTTTCTATTGAGAGATGTGAAGAATTCATACGACAAGATGATGTCAATGCTCATTGGCTTCCAGTATTCTTAGAGTCAAAGAAGAAAGACGACTTGGCAGACACTGTCATGCAAGCTTTGAGTTTTGTCAATCGAGTCGAAGTCAAATCTACGAAAAAGATCAAAAAGTCTACAAAGTTGGTTCCGAGACGACCCAATGAAAACCAAAAGGCAACCAAATATTCAAAATCAAATCTCGCGTGGATTTATCTGAACGACGAAAAACATACACAAACCAAAAGATTTGAAAAGGATCTTAAGAGGTACTACCGAGATCTCGGTGACTTGATTAAAGAAATAAATGGATAAGGTTTTAGATAAGATGCAAAAAGATGTCTTGGATCACGGATTTGTACGCTTGGTTGACCACATGCCTCAACAAGACCTGGACACCTCAATCGTCCAGGCAGCGAGAGTCTCGTATGGAGATGGGACTAAGACCTCAAGAGGTGACCGAGGACTTTTACGATATCTCCTTAGACACTGGCACACAACCCCCTTCGAAATGGTGGAATTTAAATTTCACATCAAAATGCCAATCTACATCGCAAGACAACATTTTAGACATAGAACATCATCCGTCAACGAACTTTCCGCCCGCTACTCCGTCGTACCGAAACAGTACTACAACCCCGGGGTTCTGAGAGGTCAGTCAAAAGTCAATAATCAGGGATCTGAAGGTGTCATTGAAATTGATGAAGAAAGAACTCAAAAAGTTGGAGAACATTTGGAACACTCCTTTGAAGTTTATGAAGATCTCCTTGAACAGGGTGTCTGTAGAGAACAGGCTCGTGGTAATCTTCCGCAGTGCACCTATACAGAATTTTATTGGAAGATCAATCTACACAACTTGATGCATTACCTTCATCTTCGTATGGATGAACACGCACAAAAAGAAATCCGAGATTACGCCAACGCCATCTATGAGCTCGTCCAACCGTTGGCACCTATCACCATGGAAGCCTTTAAAGATTTCCGAGTCAATGCCATGCATCTCACGGGACCAGAAATTGAAGCCCTGGTTAACGGTACATCCATCGAAAGTCCGGGTGAACGCCGAGAATTCGAAGAAAAGTTAAAGCGACTTAAATTAGATGCGGTTCGAAAAGAAAGTTCTGAGTAAGGCTTTGTGTGAAGACTTAATCAAAACCACAAATAAATACAAACTTGATATGTATCACGAACCAGTTGATGGCAAACCTGTATATCAAGTTGATATTTTCAGTGATTGTTGCGTCAAAAATAAAGAATTATGGGACAAATGTAAAAATCTCATTCCGTACACACCGGGTTTTGTTTTCTTAAAGAGATATGCACCTCACGAACGACCAAGTATGAGTACACACACGGATACTAGTCGATACACTATAAATTTTTTACTGTCTGACAAAAATGATTTCAAAGGTGGCGAATTTTATATTTTTTACAACGACATATGTCTTCCTATATTATGTTATGATCAGGGTGATATGATTGCTTACGAAGGAACTAAACATTTACACGGTGTTTTACCTGTGAGGTCAGGCTACAGATATGTTTTAACTTTTTTCGTGGAACTAATGGCTTAAAAATTAAATGGTAGTACATTGTAAAATGCTTACCATCCAAGTAAGTGCATCCAAGACATTCTCTAAGAAGAAGCTTAAGAGGTTCGGTAAGAAACTTCGACAAGAAAGACGCGAAGATCTTCGACGCATGTCCGAAAAGTTCAAGGACATCGCCAAGGATGAAGAACGTCGCGTGAAGGACCTTTTCAAGCAACATCGTGAGTTCTTCGAAGAAAAGCAATCGACGTCTATCGATTTTTACGAGAAATAAATGTGAACCACAAGGTACTAAAAAGGAAAGCCCCGAATAAGAAAATATTCTCTTGATCCGCGAACCTATCAGCCATCATGGCACATAATATACTATACTGAGCCATTCGTATTTCTCGTCTCGTTTTATCAATCGACCTTTTCATGGCTGTTCTAGACTTTTCAAGGCCTAGAACAGCTGTACTTATATTTTTGACACGTGTTGGCATTTCAGCCGTTGTGGTGATAATATCTTTTACGTCAAACGTCTCGGTTATTTTGTCTCGTATCAATGGTTCAAGATATGTGAAATAGTTAAAGTTATCGTCGAGGCGTAAACATATTCCTTCGATAGTTGAAAATGTTTTGGCCAAGTAGATGAACGACGAAGGTATCACGAATGGTTTTTCATCTGCGAGAGTCTTCATGAGTTCATCTGACACGAGTTCATTGGGATTCAAACTTTCCATGTAACCCAAAATTAATTCAAAAAATGCTTGAATATCTTGAAGATCAGCCGTAGGAATAATTATTTTTAGACGGACCAATGTATCGACAATACTTTTCGTATCCTTGTTGATGATGTGAACCAAGAGTTCCATGAAACCATTTTTCAATTCTTCGGTGATTGGTATTACGAGACCAAAATCGTAGAACACCAACTTTCCCTTGTCGGAAAAACCAAGGTTACCCGGGTGAGGGTCTGCATGAAAGAACCCCTTTTCCATAGTCTGAATGACATACGAATTAATGATAGCTTCACACACTTTCTTTTTATTGACATCTGGGTCTACAATTTCTGTAATCTTAGTTGACTCGACATACTCCATGACGATGACATTTTCGTTGGAATATTCGGTATAAACTTTTGGTACCTTGAGCCATTTGATGTCACGCATATTCTTTCGAAAGTTTACAGCATTCTCAACTTCTTGAATATAGTTAGCTTCACCCAAAAGATTGTCAATTGTTTCATTAAGAACATATCCAGTGCCTGTACCAGTATCTATTCCAACCTTTTCTAAAAATTCAACAATGTCCTTGACATTTTTAGTATCGTACTCCATGGTTTCCAAAATATTAGGTCGTTTCACTTTGACAATAACATCAGTACCATCCATGAGTGTGGCCTTATGTACCTGCCCAATACTTGCAGATTTAAAAGATTCCCTGTCGAAATGTTTAAATATACGTCTGTCGATGTATTCATCTATATCTTCGTAGTCGACGGGGGGAACATTGTCTTGAAGTGATTCGAGTTCGCTAATAAATTCAGCGGGGTAAAGATCTCCCCTCGTCGAAACGATTTGCCCAAGCTTCACAAACGTGGGACCAAGGTCAAGTAGTTCCTTTTTTGTCCAACGACCGAGTGCTGCTTTATCTTTAGTAGTTGCATTCTTCAATAAGAACTTACCAGCAAATCTCCATGTCTTAACTCTTTGATGTGTTGGTGTACGACATGTCAACATCTTATTATAACAATACCTTTTTATTTCCTCATATTAGATCATGTGGCAGATATTTTTGACTTTATACTTCTCATATCTCATCTTAGGTCCACATTGGATTGCAAAAAGTATCCAGGGCAAACCTCTTGACATTGTCGACAGTACTCGCGAATTTGGTAGACGTTCCATCTTCATATCTTACATTGCACTGCTATACACAGCGTGGATGCTGTATGCTCCAAGCTACTCGTCATTTGTAAACGCCCTGATTCTCGCGTTATCGGCGGCCCTTGGATTTTACGTCAAGTACGGGAAAGAGGATTTTCCTATGCACGCTCTTTTAATTTTGTTCATACTTTACAATGGTAAACAATATATGGACTTACAAACGTGGTTGACTGTCACCCTGTCAGGATTTTATGCCGCGACACACAATATTTTATATCTACCTTAATATTAGAATGAAGATTCATATTGTTGGTGCAGGTCCCACAGGTATGTCGATTGCATGGGAACTTAAAAAATTTACAGATCACGAGGTCACCATCTACGATAAAAAATTATCCGCAGGTGGGTCGTGGTGGGAACCATCTGTGACAGAACGAGATATGCATGCTCATCGAATTGTTTTTGATAAAGCATTCATCAATACAAAAAGTTTGTTCAAAGAGATGAACATTAAGTGGGATGATATTTTTGAAAAAGTTGATTCGGATGTCATGGACATTGTCCAAAAAAATCTTTCATCCAAAGATTATTTGACACTCGGATCTTTGGCCACTCGTGTACTTTTGATGCCATGGAAGTTCAAGAAGATTTCTCTCGAGGATGCCATCGGAGAACTTTCAGAAGATGGTGAAAAGTTGATCAAGGCTTTGACACTTGTGATGGATGGTGTGACTTGGGATGTGATGACAGCCTATGAGTTTGTAAAAAGTTTTGATCACGTGGGTATGTCTAAGCAATACACTCAAAAAGTTTCAGGTAAAGTCATGTGTGATGCTATGCAACAAGCGTTGGTTGACAAGGGTGTCAAGTTTGACTTTGGTTCGGAACTTCAAGATGTTATGTATCTAGACAATGGATTTGCCGCACAATTCAAAAGTGGTATGGTTATCAAAGATGGATTTTTAATTCTTTGTGTCGACAATAGTCCGGCCATCCAATTGATCAAAGATAATTGGGGTGAAGACGCAGAAGATAAAATTAAGTCGAGTACATACGGTGCCATCAACATCATGTTAGAGTACGAAGAAGAGATGGACATTCCAAGTGATCTTCAATACGCCATGGATACTGAACTCAACCTTCAACCAGTTGTTCTCCCAAACAAGAAGATCGTGTCGTGTGTGATTTGCAACTTGACAGAAGATGTTTTGAAGATGGATGAAGAAAAACTCATCGAACAAGTCATCGAACAACTGGGTCTAGTCCAACCAAAAAACATTCGTCTCGGGTGGGGTGCATCATGGAATGGAACTCAGTGGGTTTTCGATCAGTCGTCGGGTGTTCTCAATCCAAATGGACAACTCCCATTCTTTGGAAAATCTAAAAAGGTCGCCATGTGCGGTATGATGTCTCCAAGAAATACACCTTACTCCAGTATCGAAGCAGCCATTGAAGTCGGACGTTCTTTCTGTAATCAACAATTTGGAACACGCAAACCACACGAGCCATTCATGATTACACACGTCATCATGCTACTTATAGTTTTACTTATCATACTTATATATGAGATTCGTCGGCACAATTCATGAACCGATCTACGATTTTAACAATAAAAAATACATGCGAGTCATTGTTCCAGATTCAATGATCGATCGTGTGGCAGCTAAGCATACAACATGGGTGAAAGATAACCCACTCGATGGTAAAGTTCTAACCATCAAAGTTCCATTCCGTTATAGGAGAGTGATGTGTAAAAATATGGGCACAAGGCCTCTTCAATCTCTTATAAAGGGTGATCTAATTGAACTAGAAATAGAATTCATGGGTCAATGGACCGCTGGTGATTGTACTGGCTATACATGGAAACTTAGTTCTTTTCGCTAGCTTCAGCCTCGGCTTCGACCTCGACCTCTGGTATATCAACTTCGGACAGACCATTCTCCTTGAATCCCAAGAAAACACGAAGGGACCCTTCAAGGCGAAGAATCTCACGAGTCATTTCATCAATCGTTTGGCGAATCTTACTAATATTTTCATCGACGTTAAGGGTCGGCATATTGTAGTAAATTAAAGTTTTTAGTCTTTAACTAAATAATGCTATCAAGGTCGGGCTATATAGTTTCAAATCCATCACCAGAACTTAAAAAAGATCTAACTGTTCGGCCATTGGTCAATACAGAATTTGGTTATCCACCACCACCGTTCAAGGTTTTTAAAAATGGGAAATCTGGAATTTGTGTTCCGAGGTACTACGCCGAAGAAAAATTTGGTAAAGCCAAAGAAGATCGTCGCCCCGAACCAACAAAGGTGAACCTCAAGTTTCATGGGAAACTTCGTGATGAAACCCATCAAAATGAAGCTCTCGCAAAAGCTATGGAAGCTGGTCATGGTGTGTTATCTCTGCCATGTGGTTTTGGAAAGACAACGGTATCATTGGCCATCGCATGTAAACTTGGTTATCGAACCATGATCATTGTACACAAAGAATTTTTGGCCAATCAATGGCGTGAAAGAATCAAACAATTCTGCCCGGGGGCCACGATTGGTCTCGTTCAACAAGACAAAAAAGAAGTTGAATGTGACTTTATCATTGCAATGCTTCAGTCATTGTCTCTGAAAGAATATTCATTTGGTGACTTTGAAACTGTTGGCACGGTCATCGTTGATGAAGCTCATCACATATGTGCAAAAGTATTTAGTCAGTCTCTCTTCAAAATGTGTCCCAAGCACATCTTCGGGTTATCGGCAACACCTGTTCGAAAAGATGGATTGTCCAAGGTGCTTCATTGGTTCATGGGTCCAATATTTTTTGCAGTCGAGCGTGAAAATCAAGAACAAGTGGATGTTTTTCCCGTGGAGTTTGAATGTCCAATGTTTAGAAATCCCCCACCGTGTAGTCGAACGGGAAATGTTTCACTCGTCAATATGATTACAGAACTTGTTGAGCATAGAGGTCGTAATCAAATGTTGGTACAGCTCGTAAAGAAAGCATCAGCTGGAACGAGACAGTTATTAGTACTCAGTGATCGAAGACAGCACTGTGAATTTTTACATCAATGCTTTCCCAAAAATTCAGGTCTCTACATGGGTGGTATGAAAGAAGCAGACCTCGAAGCATCTTCTAAAAAGAAAATCATCTTTGCGACGTTCAGTCAAGCTCACGAAGGTTTAGACATCCCAACTTTAGATACAGTCATCTTGTCGACACCAAAGTCTGATATCCAGCAGTCTATTGGTCGTGTCATGAGAGAAACACCCGGTAAACAAAACAACCCACAGATTTATGACATTGTAGATCAATGGTCTATACTTCACGCCATGTATAAGAAACGTCTGAGAGTATACAAACAAGGGGGTTTTAACATAACTATGAACCTTGAAAAGGAAGATGAGTCTCCTTTCCAGGGAAAGTGTTTAGTTTTATAATCTGAGTCTCTATTAGAAAATGTCTGGTGCATTAATTCAACTTGTCGCGAAAGGTGCCCAAGATGTGTTTTTTACGAGTAACGAAGGAACATCTCTATTCTCTGAAAAGTTTTCGAGACACACAAACTTTGCTCAAGCTCCAAAGTTTATCAAGGAGTTTACACTGGCCGACGATTCTTGTGTCATTCCTTCCTATGGAGATCTTTTGACGGGTCTCTGGTTTGAAGGTGAAGAACTTGTCGAAGCTTTTCAAGGCGCGACGCTTGATCTTTATGTCGGAGGACAAAAGATTGACTCTCAACCCTTTGACTTTGTAAGTGATATTTACCAAAATTACTTGGCGGACACATACACAAAGTCCCAGGAGATTAACAACAAGTGTTCGGTGACGAATACTAACTTTCTTCCGTTGACATTCTTCTTTAATAGTCGAAAGTCTTTTATTCCCATGGTGGCTTTACAATATCACCAAGTCGAGGTTCGTGTTACTTTCACTGAGACGAATACTCCAGTCAAAGCTAAACTTTATGGAAACTATGTATTCCTTGACACACAGGAAAGGAAGAAGCTCACGAGTCATAAAATGGATTTTATCATCACACAGACTCAGATGATTAAGGAAAATTTGGTCATCGGCTATAATGACATTGATATTTCCAGCTTTAATCACCCAGTCAAGTCTCTGTTCTTTGGTATCCCAACATTGACAGACAACGTCGCGACCGATCGTTTTACATTTGACTCGGCGGACATACTTTTGAATGGTACAACACTTTTGGAAAATATGAGTCCGACATATTTTCATTCGGTCCAGAATTATTACAACTCAGACTACGGTATCTCGGCATTCCATGAAGAATACAACGTGCCATTCTATACAAGATACTACGCGTATCATTTCTGTATGAACGCATCCGAATACAAGTCAACAGGTAACTGTAATTTCAGTCGTCTAGACAACGCTAAAATTCACATAAGAAATGCAATCGTCGGAGCTAATCGTTCGGATGAAAAAATTCGTGTCTACGCAGTGAACTTTAACGTGTTACGAATCCAGGACGGGATGGCTGGAATTTTATTCGGAAACTAATGTAGAATACCATGGTTGGAAAGACAACTCAGGTTAGAGAGATGATTATTAATCGCCTCGACCAAACTGGTGAAAGGACGATTATTGATCGGACGGCGACAAAGACGGACGTGATTGAAAAGGCTCAATTTATACAACAAGTTGCCGGCATACAAATACTTGCGACAAACAACTTTTCGAACATTTTGGTCTCACAAGCCGACATAACACGTATAGATGGTATCTTAACTGAAAACAATATAAATCCTGATTCATCAGCGTTCGACGATCTCCGTGACGATCACGACTCAAATGCCGCAAGAATTTCAATTCTTGAGCCTGTACATCTTGCAAATGCTTTGATCCTCGATAACACGTTCGCAAACGTCACAGTTCTTCAGTCCAATGTTGTTGATATCACAGCGAATGTTATAGAACTTGAAAGTAACTCTTTTGCTACACACGCCAACGTCGCAACACTTCAAACGAACGTCGTAACTATAGAGAATAATATAGTTACGATTGAAAGTGATGTTACCAGTATTAACAACCAGATTTCTGGTATTGCAAACTTTGGTGATATCGCGACACTTACATCAGACGTCGATGAATTAAAAAATCGCGTCGAAGGTACTGATTTTGTAAAAATTGGTGGTGGAACTACCGGTGAGGGCACCCTTGGAAGTCAGCCAACAATTGTAGGTATAAACAGTGGTCAGAACATAGGTAATTATTCTATTGCGGTTGGTTATCAAACACAAAATTTTGGTCAACCCAATGATGCACTCAACAACACAATAGTTCTTAATGCAACTGGAGCAGGTAAAAATCCATCAAGGTCTAGTGCTACATACATCACACCCATTCAGGAAGACAATGCGAATGTCATTGCTATCATGGGTTCTAATACAGCTA